GATAACTAGTGAAATCCATGAGTTCGTAAAGTCTAATAAGCTTATTGACCTTAGAAAGTACCTTATCGAGAACGAAAGCGATTTTCAAAGTGACTATAGTAGTGTATTAAAAGGTTATCTTAACTTCTTATACGAATCCGACGTTAAAGACGATAAGAAAAGAGAAGCAATCATTGTAATTGCTGAGTACCTATATAGAGACGCACTAGTCCTTGATAAAGAAATTAATGCGTATGCTTGTTTCTTAAATCTATCTAAGCTTATAGCTTGATAGATGTTGGTAAAGCAATAAATTTCTGCTTAGCTACCATTGGTGAGTTCATTCCCTTGGCTGGACTTGATGGAATGGTTATATTCTTGTTAAGAAGAGCTTTGTCTCCTCTTGACATTTTGTTACCATCTTGAGTCATTAAAGTTTGAACGTAAGGATTATTTGGTACTTCTTCGTTCTCTTCTGGAGCCATTGGCTTATGATTAATCTTTTCTTTCTTTCTTAAGCTATCTGGAATTGATGGTAAATTTGCACCTTCTGGTGTAATAACAGATAAGATGCAATTTGGTACTGAAATTTTGCGTTCTTTATAGTAGCGTCCTGGTGCTAATTCTACAGCTACTTCAACGGTGAAACAATTACCTCTATTATCTTCATTGTTTGGAGCTGATGTTGGGTAGTAGGTCTTGATGTTAATAATGCGTTTATTAAGATCGTCTACTTTAAAAAATTCTTCAATAGCATTCTGAACGTCTTTAGATAGATCTTTAAATGCTTCATGCGATTTATAACCATCTGCTAGCTTTACGATGTCACCGACCAACATACCACCGTTGGAGTATCTTGTAATATTGTTTTCTACCAGTGTTAAGAACTTGTTACGCATATTATTATTTATTCTAGCTTAGTAATTTTCTATTTCTCCTATAAATATTCATAATGGCAACCTTGAATTTAAATGTTTTAACGAATGTTAACGCAGACCGTAATAATTCATCGGTGTATACAGATCTATCGTTAGACCTTACATTAGATAGAACATTTAATAACCAGTTAGCAAAAACACAGCAAATTCTTGATCTCCAATCTAATAATAATGTTGGTGCAATTTATAATAGCATTGCCAACTTAATTACTACATCACCTGGACAGAAGCCTTTAAACCCAACTTTCGGTATAAGCTTTAGAGACTTGTTATTCTTACCAGTAACCGACGATAGAGCTAGATTAATCGGAAATGCAATCAACACTGGCATTCAAAAGTTCGAGCCAAGAGTAAATATTAATAACATAAACATAATACCTGATATAGAAAACCAACAATATACCATCGAACTTAATATTTCTATTCCGAGATTTAACGTTCAGCAGGTAAAAGTTATTGGTATTTTAGACAAAACAGGTTTTATCTATAACAATTAACCATGGCACAAAATTTTACAGACTTTACATTACCAAAAAATAGTTACGCTACTTTTGATGCGCTAACTTTGAAACAATTAATCAAAGACAGATTAAACGCCGGTGGCGTTTTTACTGATCAAAACTTTGAAGGTAGTAATTTAAGTGCAATTATAGATGTTGTGGCACTTTCTTACCACTATCTACTATTTTATCTCAACACCACAAGTAATGAGTCTCTATTTAACCAAACCAGTTTATATGAAAATATGAACAGATTGGTAAAACTTATTAACTATAACCCAGTCGGTTATAAAACAGCACTTTTATCTTTTGAAACGACAGCAAATTCAAATTTACCAGCAAATATCTATACAATACCAAGATATTCCTTTTTTACTATTAACGGTATTTACTATACATTTATAAATGATGTAACTTTTAGTAAGACCACTGCTGGTACTGAATCATTAAATTCTCTTTTCGATGAGGCATTATTATACCAAGGCAAGACAGTAGAATTTCCGCCCCAAATAGCAACTGGTGAAATTTTTGAAAACTTTACCGTGGTGGTTAAAAATAATATAACTAACCAACCAATTAATATCGATCAAAGTAGTATTAACATATATGTTAGAGATGTTAATACTCAATTATACACAGAATATGCTGTAACCAATTCTTTATTTTTAGAGAATAGCGATTCAAATAAATTTGAATTACGCTATAATGAAAACGGTTTTTATGACGTTAAATTTGGTAACGGGGTATTTGGTAAAAAATTAAATGCCGGTGACCTAGTATACATATATTATCTACAAAGTGATGGTGAAGCAGGTATAGTATCTGCAAATCAACTTAATAGTAATGTAATCAATTTTTATTCAACCCCGCAATTCAACCAGATAAAAGCTGCTGTACTACCACAATTATTAAATTATCTTACGGTCACCCAATCTGCATTTCTTAATTTTACTAACCCGCTTGCATCATCATCACCAAATGCTGGTGAAACCGTCGATCAAATTAGAATAAATGCTCCAAAAACTTTTTATAGCCAAAATAGATTAATAACTGATGTAGATTTTAAAACCTTTATTGGTAGAAACTATTCAAATATTGTTTTAAACTCAAATGTAGTTAGTAACAGATCATATATTGAAAACTTTATCAAGTATTTTTACGATTTAGGTTTGACAAGACCAAATCAAGATGCAAGATTCATGTTTAATGAAGTTAATTTTGCTCATTCTGGTCAAGATAACAACGTCTATCTATTCATGGTACCAAAGATCAAGACTGTTAATGCTGATAACACCCAATACTTTTTACAAAACTCACAAAAAAATACAATATTAACTTCAATGGCTAACTTAAAAGCATTGAATATGGAGATTATACCACAAGACCCAATTTATACTGCATTTACTTTAGGTTTTGCAGTTGATGGTGAGACTCTTACCCCGGGCATCGCCTTAAATACTTCCTTAGTTATAAAGAAAACAACCGATCTAAGAGTAGACGTCAATAAAATTAAGAGCAATGTTAATGCTATATTCCAAAATTACTTTGCACCAGAAAATTGCACATTAGGTCAGTTAATAACTTTAAATGAACTAATAACTCAAATTTTAAGCGTCGATGGTGTGAGCTCGTTTAGTATGAGAAGAGTGTTAGATGATGGCACCACTGTTACAGATAACGGTCTTAACCTATTAGTCTTTAATCCAAATTATTCAGATGTAGATATCCGTATTCAATCAACAGACTTACAATTGCCATATTTTAAATTTCCATATCTATATAACAAGACTATTCTTGATAATATAATAGTAGAATAAAATGGCATTTACTATATCACAGCTCAAACGTTTTGTTGATAACCCTGTTGCTAAAACAGTAACTGCATATTCGTCTGAAAATGAAGCTGTTGTTATAGAGAGTGTTAGTAATGATAACTATGTAGTTTCTAATTTAATTAGCGGTGAGTTTGATAGAGAAGTAGCATTAGCCCATAATAGACCGTTAATTAAAGCAAGAAATGAAATGTTTTATACAGCCTTGCAAACTCAACTAGAAGGAGCTCAATAACATGGCATGTATTACAAGCGCAAATTGGCTATTAAATTGTAGTTGCGGTGCTACAGATTTCATTTATACTAATTGCTCAGCTAGTCCAATAACAGAAACTAATCAAAGTTGTACAGTTGTCTATAGTTTAACTTACGATAATAACTACCAAGGACATACTTACGTAGGTAGTGGGGCTGGTGGTCCTGATGTAATTGGTACTTGCGGTGGAACTGAAAGTATAACTCGTTACGGTTATACGCTAACTGTTAATAATGGTTATCATGATAACTTTCCTACCGGTGAATCTGTATATGGTAATTTCGGTGATACTGTAAATATTCACGCTAATATACCAGGGGGTTATACATTTGACTATTGGTCAGTAGATTCCGGTGGTGGTACAATTGGTAATATATATGCAGCTGATACAACATTTACCGATAACGGTAATACATCGAATAGTATAACAGCGTATTTTGTAGCAATAACACCCACACCTAACCCAACCCTAGCCCCGACCCCGACACCTACACCTCCTTTACCGACCCCGACACAAACCCCCGGAGCGACTACAACACCGCAACCTACACCAGACCCGACTCCAACCCCTCCAGTTTCACCAACACCCCCGGTTACACCAACACCAACTCCGACACCTACAATACCACCTACACCTGGTGTAACACCATCGCCTTTCCCTACAGATACTCCAATAGGCACTCCTGGATCATCTCCTCAAGCTACTCCAGCAAGTACACCTGGAGGTACACCAGGTAGTACACCAGGAGGTACTCCAGTTAGTACACCAGGAAGTACACCTACACCCGGAGCATCTGGTACA